GTATTGCTTCTTCGAGTTCGATAAGTGCCTTTCCATCTCGGTATTCAATGTCGTATAGGGGTTTTAATTGCATCATCTTCTCCACTAGTTCTTTCTTTTGTAGGTCTAGCTCTGATTTTACAAACCCCTCGATAATCTTTCTTTCCTCATCTGGTATAAGATAAAGTTGAAACATATAACCAATCTTATTCTCTAATCTCTCCTCCATACTCTGTGTGTTATTCATGACTAGTTTGCACAAGCTATACCTCCAATAAGATTTCCATATTCGTATTTATCTAGAACGTAACATGTGTGTACGCCGTCTTGAAAACGACTTACGCCATCGGGCATTATGTCAGACGCTGATGCTGAATTTTCAATATTTACACTTATTCTTGGCATCGTAATAATTACGAAACCAGAAAACGTTATAAATAGCACTACAATAATAATCGTTAATATTTTCATATGGTTATTTCATTAGTTTTCTTAATTCTTTTTGAGCGGTGGTGAGGGCGGTATTCCAACCCTTTTGTGCCGCTTTCGCTATTCTAGCGAAACTTTGACTATCAGAAATTATCATTAGGTCAACGTCGTTGAATACAATTCTCTTCTTTGACTCCAACATCTCATCTACTCTTTTGAGGGTTGCATTCGTAACTACTTTCTCTAGTTCCTTAAAATGTTCGATTATCTCGTTATCGTTTGTCATATAATTTTATCTTCCCTGTTATAAGCAATTTCACATACTTCCTTAATTGCCTTTGCGTAGTAGTTAGTAATTACCGACCATAGTTTTTTAAACATTTCGTATATAATGAAGTGCTACTCTAATTCTTTCTTTCATAATTTCTGGTAATTCCTTAATACAATCCATTCCAAGTGTTTCCTCGATAACAAGATTGTACTTAGCTATATCAAGAACTCTTTTATAAGTATTTACAGCTTTAAGTTCTTCGAGTTTAATAAGGTTAAATTCCTTTGCATGCGCCTTTGAGCAGAATACTTTTAAAGGGTGTTTTACTTCTTTTCCGCACAGCCAACAGTAGTTTTTAAAGGTCATATTTCATCAATGGTTATTTCGATCCGTGGGTTCGTTTTATCAAATCGCTTTTCGACCGTTGCTCTTTGAATTTGAGAATCATCTACCCATACAATTCCTGTTAAGGCGTCCATGGAAAGCTTGTGAAAGTTGTCCCAGTCGCTTTTACGTTTAGTTCCAAAGTAAAGTGTTACCCATATTTCTATATCCTTAGAACTTGGTTTCCTTTTCCATTGAGACTTTGCTTGCCACTGGTAATCTTCTTTTAATGTCTTACCGTCTGAGTTCATATACACAGTTGGAAAGTTTCCTCTACATGTATAGCGATATATATGGCCTGTGCTTTTAGGTTCGCCTTTAAGAACTATTTTGTGTGTCACCATACTTTTTATTTAACCGTATCTTTAAGAGTGAATAATTAACTGCTTTACTGATTGCATCAAGTTGTCGAAAATTAGCACGATTAAGGGCTATCCATATGTTCTTTTCCTTGTTTAAATCGCCGCTATCTTGAAATGTGTTTACTGAGTGATGATATTCACAAAGTGGAATCAAGCTCCATAGTTCATCGAGTTGGCGGCCACCATAGATGATCGTGTGTTCAATCGTGATTCGACCGCTACACCCGCCATCCATAGCTCGTGCACACTTTTTGTAGTAAGGATCATGGTCAATAGCCTCACGGTTCTTCTTAGAGATAGGCCTCATATTTAGTTGTTAAGGTGCTAATAATTTTTATTGAGATGGTATCTGAGTCGGGTTTGAGGTGAAACGTGGTTCACCGACGATTATATTGACAATGGGAGGCCTTCTAATAGTTTGTTATATAACCCGCTTCAACAGGATTCGGTAATGGGACGTTAGTAAGGGCACATATTTTGTCTAAATAAGTTCCGAAGTCCGATTTACTTAGCTTTGTTGTACTCGCTGGTATCTTCAGTTCAATTCCAAGCACATTTTTGAACTCTGGGGGAAGAAACTTTCTTTTGAACAGATCGTGTAAATCCTGTGCGGTATTTCCTGTTTCCCTTTCGATTATTCCGAGGTACAACCAGTAATAAGAATTTTGACTATCACTCCTCTTCGCCTTCACCACCTCTATCTTCACTTTCTTACCTTTGTTGTCTTCTAAGAATTGCCTGATTGATGCGCTTTTAAGTTCTAGCAGGCCGTCCTTATCTATTGTTGTTAGTATCATTTAACTCAATATCATTTGGTAATTCATTTCCCCATATATCCCAACCTTCCGTCTTTTCTCTGGCAAATAATTCTATTCGTGGTAAATCTCCGCTAACGTCAAGAATCATGTCTCTGAACATTTTAGGCTTTTCAGAATGTTTAAGTCTTTTATGTTCAAACCAAGTTGTATCAATCCTTTTCTTAGCTTTTAATATTCCTCGACGACAGAATAATAGGTGTTCTGTAGTTTGTACGAACGTTCCACCAATACCTATTCCGTGTTTAGGTTTACACCAAGTAAGTAGACAAGAAACTTTATACCCCCAAGCTTCAGCGACATCATATGATTCTTTTATATATTTATTTATCGTCCATAGATAAAGATGGCTATCAGCATCACCAAGTTCTTTTATCGGTAGATTCTTAATCTCGTCTATTGACATGGTGGGGTACGGTAGTGGCTTACTAGGGCCGTTACTATTCCAGTCAGGCCCCCTTTTTACATCCCAAGGTGGGTCAGCATAGATAACTTTATATTTCTTTTTCATAGTCCTTGGTTATGGGAGTTACTTAGTTTTAAGCCAGAGTTTATCGGGATTTTTATTGCTAAAGTTCCATTTGTTATCATCGTCCCATTCGCCTAAATCTTTAGTTTCGCACTTACCGAAACTGATTAAGTTATCATCAAGTGCATTTTCTATACCCGTCTTTATATCCTCTAACCCAAATACATTATTTATTTCTGCAACATACAAGGTAATTTTATATATTGGGGTTACTGGTTCTTTCTTGGACATCTCTTTTTAGTTAATTTGTTAATCTTTAAAAACAAGCTTTCGCATATCTTCGAGGTGCTTTTCTGTAGCTTCTAGCTTTCCAAGCGTATGTCCTTTGTCTGGTTTATATCCAAGTTGTGAGAGTTCATTAGAAAGTTCCTGAAGCATTTCTGGCTCAAGTTCTATAATTGGTTTAACGTCCATCAATTCACCCTGCTTATAGGATTTGATACTGCCATCTGGCTGCAACACATCCGTACCTCCGTTCCATCTCCTGAATATATAGACTTCCCTAGTGACCTTGTACCCGACGTCTTTTATCTTTATTTGCCAGTTTTCCATTTTTCTTAGTTAGTGGATAAAACGCATATTCCCCATCCCTCACAGCATTCATAAACTTCTCTAACCTCTGTAACCTTTCCTCAGCGTTTAGCTTTAGTTCCCTTATCTCCATTTCCTTGAAGGAGATGAGGAGTTTGTCGAAGCGGGTCATGGATTAAACTGTTCATGCTTTCTAATTTCTTGCGCAAAGTGTGCAGTAAATCTTTTCATAACCTCTCTAACCCGTTCGTCAGTAAAATCAATCTTTCCGCCTTTATTTGAGTTACATTTTTGACACACAAGCTCGATCATAGAAGATTGCAGTGTTTTCAAACCAAAGTTCTCAAGAGCTTTATTGAACCATTGTGGTACAACATGGTCTTGTGTCATTTCAGCCACCGAATCACATTTAAGACATTTTCCTATTGCCATTAGTTTATTCTCATCTTATCGGCTAGTAATCTCTTGGGTTTTCCCTTTTATCAAACTCTTCGTTTTCCTTTTCATAGTCAGTTCTAATTGGATTGAGGGTAATATTGGCAGTTCTGAATATTACATTACCTGTTCTGTATTTCCATTTCTCATATTGTTTTAAGAACTCCATATGATTGTCAAAAGGGCATAAGATTTGTTCCTTTCCATCTTCACTCATAACGACTTTTACTACTGGTTCATAGAAGGTTTTGCCTTTGTAAGTTCTTTCTTCAAGGGTTATATATTTCCTATCTCGCATAACAACCATATCTGGGTGTACGTCTAACTTCTGAGCTTCTGAAAGGGCCGATCTAAATTCTTCTTGGTACTTCTTAAAATCACCCTCGGTATAGGTTTTTTTTGGTAGAGACAATGTCTCCTTTTCAATTTTTGCCACTTTTAAGTTTTGTTAAGTCTCTTTTAATAAGCTTTCCAACCGTTGCTAAGTTCCATGGATAGTCGGCGGTCTTCATTAGGTAGTCCATAGTGTTTATCAATTGACTGTTCGTATAAGCCCCAAGGTCTGCTTGCTTGATGTGAGCTAGGCACATTCGCAAGTCTTGATGAGATGCAGTCTTTGAAGGGAAAGTCAGTTTTGCCTTAGTCCAATAGAGAGCGATAATGTTGTGATCTCTTCGAGGTGAATCCTCTAAGCTCTTGATTGCCTCCTGCAAGTTGAATTTAGATTCCTCTTCTGCGCTTTGCGCAGTATCTTTCTTTACCTTCTTTACATTCTTACATTCTTGAATGTGTCCATCTGTTGTCCGCTTGTTGTCCGCTTGTTGTCCATTCTGTTGGTAACTTTCCCAGTTAAGTATTGTTATTAGCCGAAATTTGTTGTTTTTTTGTTGTCCGATTTGTCGGTCTTTCTCGTAAAAAGTTAAAAGTCTTTCAACACTAGTTTCGGGTATTCCTGTGCTCTCTGATAGTTGTTTTCTACCTGTAACAAATTGGCCCTTATTCAGTTTTTGGGTTTTACCGTTCCACATAAACTCCGTGTCACCATGACTTGCTAGGAGTAGGAGTTCGACCCAAAGATGAACATAGTGAGATTTGTTGTAGTAGCTCTTCTTGCGAAGCTTTCTATGTATCTTAATCCAGCCTGTTTCCACGTTTATAGAGTTATTTGAATAATCTATCCTGCACCTTGTAGGGGCTTTCTACTGCTTGTTTTAATCTATAAAGACAGACTCTAGGACCTTTGTTATTTATCTGCTGGTAGTTAACTTCTAGTATTCCGTCTAGTACTGCGTATCTGCATATACGGCTGGTAGAAGAGGCTTTAGAGCCTAATTTAGCCCGCACATGGTCTTCTAGGACTCCTGCAAAGACAAAATCTTTACCTGTTAAGTATTCTTTAACAGTTTCAAGTACTGATTTTTTCATGTTAGTTTTTAGGTTTATCTATTCCACATCTGACGCAGAAATTTGTTTGGATTACCTTTGTTCTTCCTATGTATTTCATCACCTTTGTCTTTTCTACAAGAAGGAACTTATGTCCCCACAACCAGCACCAGAACGTTCCTATTTTCATTGTTAATTTATTAGAGAGAGTGACGGAGTGATACAGATAAGTGCGCCGTGTTAAACGCACAACACTTTTTAGAGTCCAGCGTATAAGTTGTTCCGCCCCTCTAACCTCTGTATCTTTCCACCACTCTCTGTGGTGGTTAAACTTTATCTATTCCGCATCTAACACAATAGTGATATTGGTGCCAACCAAGAGGTGAAGAAAATTTGTGTCCAAACAGCAAACACCAAAATGTGCCTATTCTCATATAAGTAGATATTTCTTAATTTCCCTTCCCAAACAGAAAACTGAAACCTTGTTAGATTTCAGTTCCTGCTTAGAATATTCTGGTAATGGGGCGGGTTTCGACTCCCTAGCCCAGCGAATCCAATCTTCCTTTTCTATGATTGCGTTAATCCATTCGTAGTACCCTTTGTGGTACTTTTTAAGTGGTGGGTGGATCATAGACTGGTAATAATTTGTTCTAATTTGATTAAGTCTCCTTTACTACAAAACTCGTAGTGAATAAGTTTTTTAACAGGGTCAAACTTTCCAACCGTTATTCGTTTCTTTCCATTCCACACGTCCATGAAAGTATCAGCGTTATAGAATCGAGCCTTTCTTTGTTCTTGATCTTCAAAATCAAGAATCCAGCCGAGACATGATACTAATTCGATTATTTCTTTCATGGCTAGAACGGAATATCCTCTGGATTAATCTCCTCTGTTGGATAATCTATATCAGTTCCTCTAACCTTTTCTGGCGGTTTCTGTAGGCTCTGGTGAAACTTCTCATCATCTTTATCAGCTTTTGGTTTTTGTTCAAACACTCCGAATTTAGTATTCGGGAACATGTTAAGTTCGAGAATAAAGCTATCATTCTTACCCTCTGTTGCCTGAAACCACACGAGCGCACCAACATTAGACCAATAAGTTTTTCCGTCCTTACCCTCTTTCGGAACTGACACGTTATATCGTTTCATCAATTTTTTGTTTAATTGCTAATATCTTTTCTTTTCCCTTTTCCAATCCCTCCTTTAATGCTTTGAACTTTTCTTCGTCTGGTGTAATTCGGTAGACACAAACTGACTTTTTGTAATTCGGGTTATACATCACCAAGTCCCACCATTTTCTTCCTGTAATAAGTAAGTTCATTTGGATTTGCCAAATGTGCCCGCTATCAATTTCACTTTCACCATTCAAGAGAAACTTAAAATACTTGTTATCTGCAACACATTTAATTTCAATACCGCCGTCTTCACCTATAAGGCCGTCTGGCGAACAACCAGAGAACTCATTGTGTTCGATAAATCCAACCTGTTCCACTTTTACATCGTTCTCAAACTCGTATATCTCCCTTGCGATAGGTTCTAGCTCGTTTCCGCGATCCGTATGTTCGCTAGAGAACTGTTCTTTTTCAGCGGTTGAGTAGTATTCGGCCATTAACTCTGTGATGTAGGTATCTAGGCCTTTACCGTTGTTTCCAATAGCGGTTGCGTGTGAGGCTGTCATTTTCCCCTTTCTCACATCGAACCATTCCTGTGTACCTTGTTCGTGATTATGAATTTGCATTTTTGAGGAAGTTAGACTTTTCTATTATGTAAGTATCAAGTTCCTTACCGTTACCCTTATTTTTTAAGTAGAATTCTCTAAGGACTTTTAGGTCAGTTATTTCATCAACTTGCTTCATAAGTTCTGCAACTTTCTTTGATTGTTTTGATTCGATGAACTCTTCCATTTCCTCACTTGAGGCGATTGCACCGTCTGCACCATATCCAAGGAGTGCTAATGCTCTACCAACTGCAATAGTCTCAATCTTTTCAAATGCTTTTGCGCCTTTGTTTTCACCCATTGCGTGTCCTGTAGCTTCCGCAGAATCTAGATTGCTCTTATCTTTTAAGATTCGAGCTTTGAACATTATTGTTGTTCCAGTAATAGTTGGAGTGGTTTCAATCAATCCGTTAGGATTATTTGTTCTAAACTCTAACATTCTGTCTTTCACCTGCGCGTACTCCTTTCCTTGTAAATTTATTGTTTTCATATTGGTTAAACTCTTCCGAGTTGCTTAGTTATTAACTTTGGTGACAAGTCTGCATGTCGTATGCGTCACTTTCTTCTGTCTCTTCTGCTGTTTTGCAGTCGTAGCAGTCACAGCCTGTAGCGTGTACTTCTGGGTTAATTGTCTTGTGGCACGCCTTACATTCGCCCCAAATAATCATGTCGAAGATGTGGTTTTTGTTAGAACATCTTTTCCAATCAACTGGCCTAACGTTTATTGGTTTGCTTCTGATCATGTTATTTCAAGCTAAAGAGTGCTAGTAATATCGAGCTTCCCATACACGCTAGATACAACCCAAAGGCTGAAATGATAGCGAGTCCTACTCGTTCTTGATTTGTTAGGGTAATACCTAATCTGCCCCTCTTTGTTTGAAGGTCAATCATAATTTTTTGTAATTAAACCCTTACATGTGCCCTCTCCCAAGTGAGAAAGAGGACATGTAAAGGCACTTGGTAATTTTGCTGTTCAACACAGCTTAGGAAACTCCAATCATTAAACTTTCTGGTGACAACGAGTCTTTAACTTTTGTGTGTGCGTTTGCTACGCTTTGTATCAAATTGGTTTGAAAATAAGACCGAGAAACGAACACGGCTAAGAACAAATTGTTCCACCCATTTAACCCTGGAATTTCCTAAGCTATGAACAAGCGTCTTGTCTGTGTATCGCCTCCGACCGAGGTAGTTTCTCTCAAAATGCAAATGAAAAAATCTTTGACTAATTAGTATTAACCAAGGTACTCACTGTCTCTAGCAGTGTATGTTGTGGGTCAGGGGCGAAACACAAACAAGCGTGGTAGCTTCACAGGGTTATATATTCATCGGAGAACATATAAACGAAAAACCACCCGAAGGTGGTTTCATAATCTGTGGACCCTAGCGGATTCGAACCGCTGACCTCCTCAGTGCAAAATAGTGTCACTACCTTGCTCTGACGGAGGGTCCATTTTTTATGAAAATTACCTTCTCGCTTGCTTGTTATTCAGTTGTCAATTTTCGTGTCCGTCTATCGGATATGTTTTAACTATACACCCAGCTTTACTTTTGTAAAGTGCCACCTGTGGATAACGAATTTCTCCTAATTCTAGCTGTCAAATGGTCAATCTTTTTATGACATGAACGGCACAGTGTCATCAAATTATGCGGTGAGTTATCTTTAGGATCTCCTATGTGATGAATATGCAGTAGCCCCGTATCTTCAAATAGTCTTAGGCAAATCTTGCAAGTATTGTTATCCCTTTTCTTGATTTCGTTTTTTTCGATCTGAGTCAGCTTACTTAACCCATATCTATACCACTGATAAATACTAGCTTTTGTTACATTAAAAATCTTTCCTATTTCTTCATAAGTCATTCTCTTACTAATACAATATTCAATAAATTCATACCTCTTTTTTTCATATTTGGCATTAACTTTTGCGAATTCATCGAGTTTATCAGTTGTGAATCTACTCCAGTTTGGCGTTCTTGGCTTTCTTACTTTTATTATTTCAGTCATTTACAAAAGTATAGCAGAATATTTACAAAAGTAAATTACAACTCACCTATTACTTTCTTATGGATGGGTTGCAATCTTTCTAGGTCAACTTCGTAGTAATGCTCAAGTGTTGTACGCAAACTTGCATGCCCAGCCATTACCTGTACTTCTTTAGGGTCAACCTTTGCCCTAAATAATGTAGTAACGAATGTCTTTCTAAATATGTGATGTGATAAATGCTTTCTTAATTTAAGTCTCTTTTTTAGTGACTTTAAACTGCTTTGCGCTGTTGCGTATGAAAGTCGCTTACCTGTATTAGAAACAAACAACGCAGGGTTTCCGTCCTTTCTTGTCTCAAGGTATTTTTGAATAGCTTTTTCAGCACCATAAAAGTAAACCGTTCGCCATTTTCTGGTCTTCTCATTTAAAATTTTAAGAGAACTTTCTTTCCAATTTAGGTCTTGGATATTTACCGCCAATGCCTCTGACAATCTCACCCCTGTATGCAAAAGAAACTCAAAGAAACATAAGGTGCGAGCATATGATATTTTATTAGCTTCATAACAGCCTTGACCTGCATATTTACTAAACTTAGGGGGGTTACTTAAATGACTTCTAATTACAGCGATCTCATCTTTATCAAGAGCCTCCACTGGCTTAACTCTAAAATACTGCGCGCCTTTCATTTCATCTAGGTGAAACGTGCTTCTATATCCGCAGTCTCTAGCATACGCCAGAAGGCACCTAAGGCTCACCATAGAACGCTGTGGGACACTTGCACCCATTGGGGTAGCTTTCTCTAATACCAGACTTCTATGGATGGGTAAAAGGTCCTTAATATCAAAGTCCCCTAATACAGGTAAAACAACCCTTGTAAGGAGGTTTCTATGGGATTCGACTGTGTTAGGTCTAAGCCCTATTCGTATGCAGTTTTGTATAAAGCTTGGGATTAATTCTTTAATTTTCATGAAAATCAAAAAGGTACTTCACATGAAATGAAGAGTTGCTCCCTGTAAAGCTTAATTAGTTTGTTAAATGGACATTACAAAAGCACCGTGTCCGACCACGATGGTTATGTACGTACTATATTAGGGGTATGCCGTGAGGCATTAACTAACCGAAGGATTACCACAATGATGTTAGAATGTCAAACTGATTGTCAGAATGTTGATATTTTATCTTAATAAAAATTTAATACTAATTTTTTGTTGATATCTTGTGGATAGGTGTAATAGGGTTCACTTATAAAACTATTTACTTTCTTAATAAAGGAGGTAGTGTATATTAATGCGAACCAAATACTATCTTGGGAGATTGAATGTCCTACTTAGAGGACTCAAAAAGAAAGAAACTAATTCGATGATAAATGAGGACAATATCATTGATTGGCTATTGGGTTACAAGGATAAAGGAACTTATATTGATATAGGTGCTTTTCACCCTAAGACACTAAGTAATACTAGGCTGTTTTATGACAGAGGTTGGAGTGGTGCGACTATCGAACCAAACACTGACAGGGTTGAACTATTTAAACAAGAACGACCACGAGACACCCACTTTAATGAAGCTATTGGACTAGGAACTAAAATCTATTACAAACAAGACCCTATGGACGGTGCTGGAAATACATTCAACCAAGAATGGGCTAATAAGAATGGGTTGATAAATAAGGAGGAAATTAAACTAACTCCCCTTTCAAGTATATTTGAGAAAATGGGGCTGAATCATGTTGATTTTATATCAATAGACGTAGAGGGGTTTGAAAAAGAAGTTATCGAAAGTAATGACTGGGATAAGTATGGTGCTACTGTCGTATGTGTAGAGGGTGATAATAGCGATCTGACTAAATACGGGTATAAAAAGGTTTTCTTTGACGGGGCTAATTCTTATTACAAAAATCAAAACACCACTCATAAGGAGTGATGCTTGATTGGCTCCGTCCTTTTCCACTACGTCTAGTGGTGAATTAAGTATAAGATAACTCCCCTATATTTCAAGGGGAGTTTGGCCTAAGGTGCGACTCGTCGGCCTACTGCAAATTTATTGTTCGCACAGAACAGCGGGTTAGGCTGTTAAGAATTTTTTTCACCTCCTTTGGCGACGGACTGGTTTACGTTTCCTATTAAGTAAGACGTGGTAACGTCTCATTGCTTTGGGATAGACCGTTTCGATATTATCTCCTTTCTCGTTTTGATTCGGCTTATCGTGTGTATGGCCATTGCGAGGCCATGTTCTTCCAAACAAGATGCCACTTGTAGGACTTCCGTTGGTTCAAGACCCATTAAGAGGACTTGAAAACAATGTCTACGCATTAAGCGATGTGCGTGGATACTCATAGAAATATCCTGAACTCAGTTCCCTCCAATACGTCCATTTCCGAAAAAATGGCGCATAGGCGAACAGTAGTAGTTGGTGGTGGTTGTACTGCATAAAGAACTATCTAGCTTTCTAATTCGCTAGCCCAAGAGCGTGCAAGCATGCTCAAGGGTCAGAAAACTATTCTGTCCAACTCGCCCACTTTTCCGCTGCGAGGATTACACCAGAGATGAATCCAATGAATCCAGAAAGCGCAAGAAGTGAAAGAGCTGTAGGCAAATCCGCCCATGTATGAATATCTTTTAGAATCACTGATGAAGCGGTAATAGTTGCAAGACTTCCTGCAATACCACCTTTCAAGAATCTGATTAGAATTGATTTAATTTTGTCTGTCATTTGAAATATGTTATTTTTCTTCTATTAATTTTTACTGGTAACGTTTGCCTGCGAAACCAGGAACGTATTGCCACTTTCCATCTTTCCATTCCACCCCAGCCGCATTTAATCCAACTAAGAATTTTTGATACCATGTTAATTGTGGTTTAGGTGCCGCTAGGTCTGGTAAGAGACCCGTGTCGAAATATGGCGCTGGGTCAATGGCACCAAAATATCCATTATTCTGTTCGACGTTGTACCAAGAGTTAGAAGACTCACCCTGTGCTACAGGTTTAAGGCCGAAGTGCAAATGGTCCCCTGTTGAAAGACCTGTGTTATCTGCATAGCCAATAAAGTCTCCCCTCGTAACGTCCTTGCCCCACGGAAAGTCTTGGATAGGTGATTTAAATTGAGGTTCCTTAGTTGAATCACAGAGATGCCAATAGATCGTCTTGAAATATGCCTGACCGTCCTGATAGTCGAATGGCTGGTTTGTTATGAGGACTATTCCATGACCGCCCGCTGAATCAATCTGAAAGTAAGCTCTACCATCATGACACGCGTATACGGGGGTCGCATGAGGGGCGTAGAAATCAATTCCGTTGTGACCGGGCATGCCTTCTTGCTTGTAAACATTCGTGGCGTTCGCACCAAAATATTGGTTTATCTTGATAGGGATTTTTAATGGTGAAGATAGTTGTAATTTCATTTCCAGAAGTGGTTAATTAAAAGAATGATTATTCCCATGACGGCGACGATCGTGGTATTGATTCCCCATACACGTCCAGACCACGTGTTCACCCACGTATTCAAGGCCTGGTTATCTTTTTCCAGGGTTTTCAGACGAGTATCAACCTCGTTCTTATTTTCTAAATAGGTAGAAATCGGCACAAAGTTAGAAGTGATATTCTGCAGGGTCTTACTCATTGTTAATATGTCTCGTCGCATGTACGAGAGGTGTATGGCGACACCTGCGATGTCGGTTGGAGCTTGTACGGGTGCTTCGTCTTCCATGTGGATAATCCTTTACTTTTTATTGGTAAACCCAGTTAGAATGGGAGAAGTAACTTGCATTGTGAGTTCCCTAGCTGATGGTTTCTTGCAAGTTACTCGTTGGCTAGGGAACTTTCTAATTAACGGCCTGACAGGGAACTCCGACTATGTATTTGTTGCTAAGACCTCTAAGTCCTTTGCTCATACATTTTCGGATTCGAGGAGCTACCTCTATCCACTGTCAAATAATTAACCAGTGAACTTAATCACGTGCCATTCGCTGTTATTCGGGTCATAACCGAGGGCGGCCGTTTCAAACGGTGCAACCGTCAAATCAGTACCCGATGCGGTGAATATCCTGTTCTCTGCCGAAGAACCCGAATTGTTATTTTTTATTACGAGGTTATTGGTTGGCCCTACATTGGCAACGAAGATTAAAGTTCCGCTTCCAGGCGCGGGGTTTACAATTCCTGTAATAGCATCGTTATTGTTTGATACTGTGACAAAAATCAAAGAACCTGAAATAACCACGTCGGCATTGTCACCCAAAGAGGTGGTTACTGCGTAGGGGTCTAATATGAGTGAGCCGTCGATGAATCCTGCCATATTGTTATGTGTTATAGACTAAATAAAGACTAGCGAACCAATTGATGGTCACACCAAGCGTTCCGGTAAACTTGATGTCGATGTTCTGCGTTCCCGTGTTCGCAACCATGTCGACAACGAGTCCGGGGATACTTCCACCGAGGTCGGTGATGAGGTTTCCACCTTTCGCCACGTTTCCACCGCTCGCACGATAGAACGAACCCTGGACATACCCTCCGTAGTTACCCGAGAAATCAGATTTCGCCGCAACGAACTCGACTCTGACGAACACGGACTTCAATTCGGCAACCGGAATCGAATAGACGGTCTGGGTCGTCAGGTTAACGGTCTGCACCTTCGGTAGACAAACAAACTCCATCGTCGTGTCCTTACCTCTGATTATGTTTCCTGTGTTTGCCATGTTAACTGCTTAATGTATAAGTTCGTATCGTCGCGACCCACGATACGTTGTTGTTCGCCGCACCCGTCACTTGTAAAAGGGCATTACCTGAACTCGGATTGAACGTGCAGTCCCATGCTGGCTGGTCTTCTGCGGTGAACACTGAGTTCTCGCCTATCTCCGTTGCCGTACCTGATACGTTCTTGTAACTCGAATAAATGACATATGAGGCACCGTCCTCCGCAGTACCCGACGTACCGCCCGTCCTACGGGCAACGACCCGAGCCTCTATCATCACTGTCGTTGTCGAAGGAATGGTTATAGTCGCAAGGGTCGTAATGGTCGCGTTGGTAGTAGTGGCCTTAGTCTGATAGACGGTCTCGTTCGGCGAGGTGTTTGTCGTCGTTGAAGAAAGTGACTGAACGGCGTTACCAGGAGTGGCCTGGGTTACGGCTTGACCTGAGGCGGCGGTATAGGTGAAATTCGCATCGGTCGAGAGAGCAGTGTTACCGGAGTTCTGGAATATGATTCGATTCGCTCCAAATGACGATGAAATCGTCGAAGCAGCGATGGTGGCACTAGCTATAAGCCCGATATTTTGAAGTGCCGTTATCACATCTCCCGTCGGTTTAACTATTGGCGTGGAGTTGTAGAAGGCTAACTTTTGAGTGGTCGAAGTTCCTATCTTCGTTCCCGTCGAAGTTCCAAAAATGAGATTGGCCGCGTCTGTGAATGTCTGATTCAATGCCCATGTGTTTGCCGTGATTGTTGGGTCTACCTTGCCTAGGGAAATTGGTCGCCACCTATTATTGGATGGGTCATAGACTAGAAGAGCGGCCGAAGAGGCCGGTATGACGTTATCTACCGCGTTATAAGTGAGGATTCTATTGGCCGCCGTTGAACCCGTATTCTCGTTTTTCAGGGTGATGGTCGTTGCGACAGGAGTTATTAGGATGAGATATTTTCCCGAATAGCCACCCGTGAATCCCGTGATAGTCACGGAACCGCCACCGAATCTAACTGCTGATATTCCCACTGTACTGTAGTTGTTTAGGGTACCGCTCGATGAGTTGTCGGTCGTAACGGTCGTGCCGAAAGCCGACGTGAACTTCATGGAATTATTGTCGAAGAACGCATTGATGCTTTGGAAAAGGGCATTTCCATTCCCATAGACCAAGAGGTTATTCGTCGCGGGAATGTCTCCTTGGAAGACAGAGCTCGGAAAGAAGTCACCTGTATTGTCTACTTTCCATATTCCACCTGATCCCAAAGAGGACGGCCAGTGATATGACACGCCGTTCACATCCATGTCTGCACCGTCAAAGATGGCGGCCTTTGATTTACCTATCGGGGTCGTGACGGGAACACCGACCGTCCATGAACCATCATCAGTCGCCGATGTCGTATTACCGATGGTCTCATATGTCCCTGTCGTACCATTTTGTACGACATAGCCATCTATCGGAGTGGCCGCACCACCCCATGAAAGGGCGACATTGTATGAAAGTGCGTTATATGAAGCAGAGGAAGTCCAACCTGTATTGCTGTCAGTGAACGGGAAACCACCGACCACTTGGAAAAGCCCGCTATTAGGATTACTACCAGTCACTTGAACCAGATAGGCATCAGGGCTAACTGAGCCTATCGGAGCACTCCATGAGACATCCACTGCATACGGGCTTCCATCATTGAAGTCAGACACGCTTCCGAAACTCGTGGAACCTACACTGATAGCCGTACTACTACCGTAGAGTGCCCATATCGTGTAGGTGAAATCGAATCCACTTGCGATGTAACCTGATTCCCCTGTGTTTATCACCGCACCCGCACCAGAAGGGTCGAAATCGGTACTAGCGGGCTCAGTGAAGGTGGTTGATATGGCACTCGCGAATATCGGGACGGTTGAGTTCTTGGCATATAGGTTGTATTCCTTGTCACCCGAACCGAGTAAATAGAACCCCGCTCCTAATGATGAGATTACGGCACTAAGGCTCGTCGGAGATGGTGTGGGCGTGACATGTAGAACAGCTTGAGGGGATGTTTGGCCGAGACCAACCGCTCCTGATGAAGTGTCTACCGATGAGTTAGAGACTCCACCGAAGTAACCACTATTGTTATATTGGAGTTGAGTTGGTGAACCTCCTGGTGATCCACCAGGATTCTGTTCTAATTGCGCGACTTCTTGTTCAAGTTTGTTTAGTCTGCCAATAGGTATTCCCCTAATCATCTGTTGATTTCCAGGTAGGATTGTATAGTCGTCCATATTACTTTTCGTAAATTTCGATAGTCTCCTGAATGTCCTCGACCTTTTTGTTCAACATTTGTTTTAGTACTTCTAACTCAGTTGCACTCTCAAAATCCCCAACAGCTTTTAGCTTGTCGAGTTTTTCTTCTGTGTCCTTTAGCTGGTTTAAATACCCTGTCTTTTCTTTGAGGAGATTTACGTATTCAAAAACATGGTCTATTCGGTTTACTGGCTTACCTCTTGTGGCCTTTGTAACTAAAAAACGCCGAGTATCCTCGGGTAAATCTTTGAAATATTCAATTACAGCCTGAAACCGTGCGAATCGCTGGGGTATCTGTAAGTCCTGAGTATGCAGACCTAAAAGGTCCAACATTTCAGTACCAACTATTGCGTTTACACCTAGATCATTGAATGCAGTCTCGATATTCACCGTTGCTAATTAAGCAAGGTAAGGTCAAGAACCGCCTCTAATACAACCAATATATCACGAAATCACTCTTTTTACCAGTGAACTTTAGTTTACTTTTATGTGATTTTATGCTAACTTATAAGCACTAAGCAGGCTCTATGTGAAGGGAGTTCTTTACTTAAAAAACTTAATAGCTCGGTACTCATTGAAAAGGAATGAGTAGTGGACAATAACCACCACTTCTCCTTTTCAGGAGTGGTGATTTTTGTTTAATACGAATGGTTCCCTAAATGGAATACCATTTCAGTGTCATTGGACATTGAGGAAATTCTTTTCTGCGGGGGACTTTTCTTTTTCTTATTTGTTTTACTCAGTTTTCTTTCTTCTATTTTCTTTAAGATAAGTTATTTATGCACTTGACACATCAACAAGTAGGTGTAGCTTTAATAGATATAACAAAGCGGTATTAACCTTACTTTATGAAAAAACTTGCAATAGCTATATTTATAGCCACACTTTTACCAAGCCTAAGTTTTGCGTCAATTGATACAAACCTTAAATATGGTATGAAAAACACGGAAGTATCTGAATTACAGGACTTCCTTGTGGATAAGGGATATATGAATACTTCGACTGGTTTCTTTGGTCTTCTGACACTAAAGGCAGTTCAGAAGTACCAGGCTGATAACGGCATCTCTTCTACAGGTTATGTAGGTATTCTTACTCGTACTCAGATCAACAAGGAACTTGAAGTTGCAACACAGGATTCAACTCAGGCTGAAATATCTGAAACAGGAACAACCACAAGCGCAGTAACAGCTTGTGGTAATGGAGAGATATACAATATATTTAACGGTCACTTGTGTAATCCCCCTCAGGCAACTCAGACAGTTGTAAATACATCAAGCAATACTGGTGGTGTTGTTATACCTGTACAGCCAACTTATACGATTGAAAACCCGTCTGTTATTGTTGAAAGCGATGGAACGCACGAATTGCTGTTCCCTATCTCTAATAATCCAAAGTTTGTAACTGGTTCTCTAAATGGAGTTCAGACATCTCAAGATGGTTCAAACAATTATTCTGGTGGTAGAAACCTAGAAAAAACAGCTGATGGATATATATGGGATTTAGGCTCAATGAAATCAGGTACTTACTCTTACACAATCAAGGTATATGGAAATTCACAGCCAGATGCCTTTGGAAATGGCAACGTAGATGCTACTTCTGTTGGATCGTTTACAATAAGCCAATAATATGGAAGACAAAACATCAAGAGGGGTTGGTCTTATAAATACAGAACTTATAATCAAAATGATATGCCTATTATAATTTTGATATTTGTATGTTTCTTCGGAGCTATGGCAGTAGAGCTTCTGTTTGAAAAAATAAATAAGAAAATTAAATAAGTTTATTTAATTACAGGAAGTTTTGTCTTAGCTTGAGCAGGATTACCACCTGCCTTAATTACAGGAAGTTTATCGTTTGGTATATAAGGTTCGTTTAGAAATCTTGATATTGCGTCTTTCTCAGATTGTTTTAACTGTGACTTCTCTACAAGTTGTGCAATTGATGCTTTAGCTTTTGAATTAGAGTAATTAATTTTCTGTGCTTGTGGTTCGTAACTTGTATGAGGTGTTACAATCGGTACATCACCCGAAGGTAAAACGTTAACACCATTAATCATCTGAGCTTCACGAGGGGCAGGCAGCTTGAGTAAGTTTTCTTGTTTGTTTATATAATCCCTAATTTCATTTTCCAGAGCTGCAATTGCCTTTGGTGTTGCTTTTGAATCTCCAAATCTTTCAATAAGTTTTCTATCAAAATAAGTTCTTAATGAAGGGTTTGCAAGAATTTTTGCACCATACTCACTTCCTAATTCTCCAAGAATTAATCCGCCTAAGCCTCCAGAATGTAAACCAAGGGTTCCAAATAATAACTTCCTCGCTATTGAACCACTCAAACCTCCAACGGTTTTAAATGTTTTACCAGAATCCTCAATTTTTTGTAGTATCTCCTGTGCATGAATCAATTTTCCCCATTCTCTATTAGCCTCTCTATAGGCTGGAAAAGTTCCTTCTTTCTCTACCTGATCTCGTACGGCATTAGCTAAGGCCCAACCAGCAGATTGTCCTACCTTTTCAGGGTCAGAAGCATTAAAAGGTGTCCAACTATTACCTGTTCTTCGTAGTCTTTCCATAATACTAGAATCAACCAAGGTTTCATCTTTTGATCCTTTAACTACTGAACCTTTATTTGCCTTAACGATAGCATCTATTTCAGCGTCCACTTTATTTTTTGCGGAAGCTCTTGAGACTTCTGAAGAGATCCTATTATTTATTTCTGCAGCCGCTCTATTCTTTACTTCGTCAATATTAAATAATGCATGTTCGTTTTGTTTTGCATAGTTTATAGCATTTTCAAATTGATCTCCAACTTTTTGTAATTGAGGAATTGCTTCTTCTGACCCAGCGTTTATATTGTATTTAGCAAGTGTTGTATAAACATTATCTCCTGTCTTGTTTAATAGATTCACCTCCTCAACCTGTTGTGATGGGGTTAAAGGTAAAGCCTTTCTGTATGCATCTGCAACGTTAGATCGAGCTTCTTCAACGGCCTTTTGCATTCTATTTACACGCTCCTCAGTTTGAGGGAGTATTGCATTAACAATTCCACTTTTATCTAGTGCTGAAACTGCCTTACCAGCAACAATCCCTGCACCTGATAACGTTCCGCCTAGTGCAGCACCAACTCCAGCTCCTAACGCAGTGCCTCCAGCAACACCACCTAATCCTTGATTATCCTGCATTGCATTAAATCCACCTCCTAAGCCACCATAAGTAGCACCGATCTTTGCACCTTCACTAATTTTTCCAAGAGTGCCTAATTCCTTAGAAGCAATAGTATTTGCACCCCCTGACAATATTCCACCAGATGTAAGTTCCAATCCAAATTGACCAGCTTGGCCTAAGATTTGTTCAGGTGTCTTATTTATTACATCTCCAGTAAAGTCCTGTAGGTTTGGTGCAGATGCTAGATGTTGTTTTAATGCCATCTGTAACCGTGAAGGGTCTTTACCTTCTGCAATCTGTTGCTTAATTGCTGCTTGTAAATTATTAGCAATATCTGAATGCTGATTAGACGCATCTGCAAAAAGTTGAGCATTCTGTGGGGCTGCAATTGCGTTACCAATTGTTTGGCCAAAAGCTTGCGTACCACCCGTAAAGAAATCACCAACTTTTTGCAAAAAAGATTTATCTTGATTATTTGATGTTTGAGATAAAACATTTGGTTGTACCATTGCCGCATCTGCAGCACCAACGCCAAGTCCTTGCTGTTTAAACTGTTGATATAAGTCCATTGAATTCTTAACGTACTGAGGGACGTTATAAGCAACACCTTCCTTATTAACTCCAATCTTATTTTCCCAGTTATTAGGATTGCCACTATTCCATTTGGCAAAGAATTGTGCAGCGTTTAGTCCTTCGACTTCCTTATCGTGTTTAGCCTGAGCATAGATAACGGCCTTTTGGATTTCTGGTGTCATTTCCTCACTTCCGAACTTGGGAACATAACCTAAAAACTGTTTAGCTTGTGCCGCCCATGTTTGAGGCATCCACTGGCCTGCCCCGTATTCTCCTGATGCACCCTTTGCCTGAAAATTACCACCACTTTCATTTTGAATAAGTGCCTTAGAAGCTGCTACGAGTGTCGGATCGAGTGTAATTGGTTTTGTGGTTTGTGTTGGATTCATTGTTTACCAGTTAGTTGGGATATCTCCTACCTTTGTCTGTACTACGCCTCCTGTTGTAGAAGTTTGTGTTTGTCCATACTGAGGAACATTATTAGTGTTTGAGTACTCTTGAATCTTCTGTTGCATCAATAATTTAGCCGCATTAATAGCACCTGATATCTGACCTGGTGTCATATTGTCCGGTAAGACTGACTTAGCTGCCTGATTTTCAGAATCAGATGGTGCTCCACCTCCTGCTAATACCTTTGCGATTTCTCCTCTAGCTGCTTGAAGCGTTGTGTTGTATGACTGAACTGCACCTGAACCAAATATGCTTGCGATCCAATTAGATGCTCCGTTTAATGGAGTTATTGAAGTTTTAGAAGATGCTGGTAGAGCGTCAAAGTATGTCTGCAAATCGTTTAAGTGAGATACAGCTGTACTCTGAGCATTTGAAAGCGCTCGGAATGTTGTTGCGTTCTGCGTTAAGGCCGCCTGTGTCGCTCCATAGTTTGCCTGTGCTTTATTTGCATCAAAAGGCTGACCAGTAGTTTGTAATGACAACTGATTCGCTGCTTGTAATACTACTGCCTGATTTAGTCCAGCTGGAATATTGCTTGGTGAAAGTGTTCCATTAACGAGCATTTGAGCTACTGACTGTAACTGGTTTGTTCCGCTTCCTCCCTGCGTACTTCCCATTGAGTTTCCTAGACTTCCACCACTGAAAGCCATTTGTGCGGCCTGTTGGTAGTAATTTGTGTCAATCTGACCTGTTGGAGTTGTTCTAAGTGTTCCCTGTGACTGGTCGTTCTGAATAAGCTGTTGAGCATAAGAGAGAATTGCCTGTGGAGAGCCACCACCTCCCTGATAATTAACACCTGTAATAGGATTGTACAAAGATGAACCAGGTGACACTTGAGTAGGCTGTAATAGACCTGCAAGATTTTGGTAAGCAGTGAGTTGATTTCCTCGAATCTGTCCAAGAACTCCGAGTGTGTTTGACTGTGCTGACTGTGCTGTTGCGAGGTCTGCGAGTTGCTGATCTGAACGTCTCTGTGAGTCAGAAATAAACGCAGCAGCCTGGTCTTTAGTAATCTGGCCATCTTCTTGCAACTGCTGAATCTGTCGTCTTGCCGCTAGATTCGTTACATTGATTCGACTATTAATATCAGCAAGATTCTGTAAAGCTCCTTGTTCATCTGGTGAGTACTGAGATGCTGTATAAATCTTTCCAGCTAATTCGCTTAACAGACTATCTGACGGAACTCCCATATTAGTACCGTTCATCAATCCAGTGAGTGAGTTTACGTGATTATCAAGAAGTGAATTCATGTCATAGCTTGAACCTAGATGACTTGAATCAATAGTTGAAGGCATATCAACATTAAAGTTCTTTGGAGAAAGATTTGATGGTGGAGTATACGCTGGCGGAGTATCGTATGGCTGAAGAGTATATGGATTGATACCAGCATTTACCCCTGTTGACTGATATACGCCTGTATATGGTGAAGAAACTGGGGTTGCAGCTGGAATAGAGGTGCTACTTGATGCAACCATAGGCTTAGGAGAAACATTCAACTGTGAGGGACCAGGTGCCATGTTTTGAATAGAAGAATAGCCAAATGGTGCGGTGTAGTTTGTGTTAGCAGAGCCTCCCTTAAAGAAACTAGAATTAACCAAAGAACTTCCAATATTACTAAGACCATCTATAAACGAAGATGACGTATTCGTTGGTGTGTATGTTTGGAAACCTGTATTTGATTGTGTGCTTATTGGATTCATATTTTTTTATTTAGCGTCTTGTGAAGGTATTGTTTGTATTTGGAGTTCTTCTAGGTCTTTTCTTCCCGTCAGTATCATGCATATCTTTAATTGAACCCACGTTGATGTTGCCGACATTTTAAATTGATAATTAAAGAAGTTACTTGTTTGGTCATTAACCGTCCCCATTTTTATCCATTGGTTAAATCGTGCTTTAGCTGTTTGATTTGAGGCTCCCGTATATGTTTCGTCTACTGTGACTGTGTAAGTAGGATTTGAATATGAAATTGCTGTGATGTGTGAACATCTTCCACCACCAACACCTTGAGTTATTTCAACTTCATCACCAACGGCATAATTTGCCATATTCGCGTCTGTTGTTGTGAATGTAGTTGTAGATGTCCAAGTGATAGACATCTCTGTTGGATCGTTTTCTATAATTCGGTATTTAGCAATTATTTTGTCAGTTGCTGACCCAAGTCTTCGATATCTTCCATAAAGTGATTGCCATGTATTTGTAATATCTGGCGAGTAGATTTTAGGCGTTATGAAATAGCCACCCTTTTGTAAGGTGTCGTTTGAGTCGTCGTAGAAGATTCCATATTTAGTAGTAGTGTTGTCAGATTTATATGCTGCACCAGCTAGAAATATTCCATTTCTTGTTGCACCTGTTCCCGCTAAGTTAAGCTCCGAAAGTGCACCAGCTGTCACAATTCTGTTCTGTCCAAAATCATTTAATGTATCTGTCGCGTGACAGAGGCTAAATGAATTTTTATGTATCAATCCCCTACCTGGGACTCCTGCTTGCGGGTTTCCTAGATCAAGCTCCCAAACTCCTGATGGTATGGTTTCCTCGATTGTCGAACCATTATCTGAGTTAAGGTTGTTAATTAAGATATGAATATTATCTGTGATAATACTCATTCCATTAGGGTGAATAAATCTATTATTTGAGTTAGACGTTGCCCCCGTTAAAAGTTTATTGTTTTGTCTGTAGAATCCTGTTACTTTTTGAAAATTACCGCCACTCCAAAAAAGTACGTTAGCGTTTGAATCAACAATGTACGGAATATCATCTTTGATTACACAAGCAAGTGATCCTGACGACTGTAATCTATACGAGCTTGTTGCTTGGTTTGATGATCCGTCCCATGCAAGAACGTAACCCTTACCACCTGTAGAGTTTTCAGTATTAACCCAGATTCTGTTTGCTGACGATCTCAGACATGTGATAACTGTCTGTGCATTATTAGTAATAGAGAGCTGTAAGGTATATTGAACTGAGTTTGGAGAGCCAGAAGGAAATACAACCGTTCCTGATGTATTCATTGAACAAACATTCGACAGCTTGTCGGTGATATACAATCTATTTCCATAGACCGTCATCATATGTGGGGTGGCTGCACCAAATGAAGAAGATACAGTTGTCCAATTTCCGCTTGAGTCTAACTGGTAAAGAGAACTAGTTCCTGTGACATAAAGATTTCCATTAAATATTTCTATATCTGACATGTTTCCACAATCAGTAGGAGCACCAGATGAAACATCTTTTACATAGTTTCCGACAAGGCCTGTACCAGAAGAAGAAGCATAGTAAACGAATGAACCCATGACTGTGTAAATTCGGTCTGAACCGCTAACTGTAAAGAATCTGTATCCAATAGGTACACCAGCAATGGTGTTTACATCATCACTTGAGGTATTTAAAACAAGTCTCTTCCCCAATCGCATCTTTCCCTGATTTGTATTTAAATCAAGGTTAAAAGAGGCCCACAAAGAACCTAAGACATCAGAGTTATTAGGCTGATTCCATATTCGTGTTTTTGGGTCTGGGATTTTAATAGGCATGTTATTGAAGAACGATTATGTAATTCACGACATCAGACGCGACACCACCTGATGCAAAAATAACTGCGTTACCACTATTACAAACAGCTGCAAGTGTGCTTTGTCCGCCTGTTCCTACCGCATGAGATGATTGACTAGTAGCTGTAATGACGCATGTCGGAGTAATTCTTCCGTCTGTGATGGTTACTGTTCCAGAAGCAAGTTGAGCAATTCCTGCAATAATCTTTGGTGCCGTATTAAACTCACTAAGAATTTGAATACTCACTGGATCGAGCGGGTATCTCAGTTGCTGGTTACTACTCTGTATGTTTTGAATAGGTGAATCTTGCATACTAGTTATCAAGTCTTATTACCAATGTTCTGTTCTGTGTATATGTGATAGAAGTCGGAGTGATTGTTGAAGGGAGTGTTCCTGATGTAACTGTCAAAGTACCTTCTAGGATTACCTTACCTGATGGAACGTTTGTGAACTGTGTAAGACCAGTATCAATCAACCAGAAATCTGGGTTAAATGAACCTGAGACAGCAACACAAGTAACAAAGTAATAACCAACGCTTACAACAACAGGTGAACCGAGAGTGATTGTCTGAAAACCAGTACCGCTAATAGTTCCTGATGTTGCTGAAATTACCTGAGTTGAACCGTCGTAAGAATAGAGACCAATCTTCATCGTTCCACTACTTGAGAATGATTCGATTTTGAAAGTAAGTTTATTTACTGTGATTGTTGCAGGAACGAATATAAGACCAACCTGCATTGTTGTTGCTGTTGCAATCGAGCTTGATGTTAGAGACACGCTACCCATTCCAGGAATTGGGAGCAATGATGTAGCGGTTGCACCTGCTGTAATTGGTTGCCATGTTTGATCTCCTCTAAGATATGTTGATGATGTTGCTGAACCTGAACCGAGTCTTGCTGTTGCTACAGTTCCAGAGCCAATAGCAGCCGCATCTAGTGAACCACCACCCGCTGCGTTTTGGTGATTGTGCGTAGCGTTTACAAACGAAGCGATTGTCGGAGTGGTAAGTGTTTTACCTGAAAGAGTCTGTGTAGCTGTCTTACCTACAGCTGTATCACCTCCAGTAATTTCCTTAGTCTTAAAATCAAGAGAGGTATTATCTGATGAACTTGTAATACCAACTTTAGTTTCGAGTGCAACAATGGCGTTATTCTGAAAATCTTCTAATCCAGCATGGTCAAAAGTATCTACGGCATCAGTCGCAGCTGGTAGAGTTGGGTTATCTAGAGTGGTTGGATATGTAGTGTTAGGATATGACATACTAAGACTTTGTTTGATTAGTGACCGTTATTCCCGTTCCAAGCGAATTGAAATAAATACGCAATCCTGTTACCGAATCGAGTGGCCCATTAAAAGTCACTCCTGCTTGATTAAACTTCCAACCCTTTCCAGCTCGAAATAGATTAGTAGCAACTGCCGAATTCTTTGAAGTATCAGTTGGTGAAACCAAGTTTTTAGATTGATTTGTAGGAGTTACTGTCATTTCATTGATTGATAATCAGAAATAAGCTGATACTTTCGATCAGATTGTTTAGTTGAATATTGTCTTCGGAGTCTTATTTCAAAGTCCTGGTATTCTCGATAGAGTCTGTCTGCTTGTGGGAGGCCTTTAGCGGCACAAAACTCATAGGCTGCGCCATATGCGAGCATCATGTGGAATGAAGCATCAAAGCCTGGAATAACTGTTCCAGCTGTAAGTTCTGCAAGCGTAAACTCAACAGGGGTTCGGTACCATTCGATAACCATTTTTGCCCCGTTAGCTACATCTGCTGATGTTGCCATTGGATAAAGGAACAAAGAGTTGTTCTTAAAGTCGTATCGTGGAACTGTTCTAGAGAATTCACCGTCAATAGTCGTGTTCTGAGTACTTGTCGTCATTGATGGCGCATTGCCAAACTCGTAGTCGTTTAAATCAAGAGGAAACGCTTTGTAGAAATTAGTTCCGTCATAAGAGACAGAAACGTTCTTAACCTTTAAAATGCTGTAACTTAAACCTGCATTGTTAGTGAGGACCTGACCAAATGCATAGTCTCTATTTGTAGTAAGAGGAATAGTGACTGATGGATAGTCAGTGTATCGTGCATCGTCAAAATCCATTTCATCTTCTGAATCAAGAATCATCGTTACTACCTTTTGTAAGTGTAGATTGATGTCAATGAGTCGATCAGAAAGAGGATACTGGTTAGTATCAGTAGTTGTAAGGTTAGATATCTTTGTACTTATGTCCCCAATAGTCGCCAAAATTTGTTCTTTTAAACAAAATACCCGTCATCTTCTTACTGCAGGCCTTGTTGTTGCTTCTGCAACAAGGGCTTTAGTAAAGAGATGACAGGTAAGGTCGACTAACCGCCTCTAGATATTTGATTACGTCTAATATATCACATTTAAGAGAGAAAATCCAGCTTAGGATTCTCATCATATTCCGCAATAATCTTGTTTACTTCTACAGGATTAAAGAACTCTCTGAATGGGTGTTTTATGTGCGCATCATGGTCATATGCAATGGCTGGGTTTGTAAAAAGACACTTGAATTTATATCCTAATATGTCTGCGCGCTTACCCATTGAAACGTTATCCATCGACCAAAATTGGTCCAGTCTTTCATCAAATCCGCCAATCTCATAAAGAATCTTTTTAGGAACAGCGCCCCAGTCTAATTCACAGCATCTCCACAGACAGTCTGTATAATCAGTTTGATCTGCACGTTGTTTCCCTGCCCTCCAGTCCCATGCATATGGTGGTTTAAATTCTAAGTTATCGCATTTACCTAAAGGCGCTGTAAATAGAGTGTCTGGTTGTTCTTGATAGGCTTTCCACCATCTTTCCAGAGCATCTGGTGTTATTTTTGTGTAGTCTTCGTAAAAAACAATTAGCTCGCCTTTTGACTTTTTAATCATTCTATTGAAAGCGGCGTTAAGATCGTGCTTTCCAGTAACATTTATATCCACTAACCATTCCCAGTCTTTATGAGGCATTGTTTGCTTCATCAAGCTTTCACGCATGATAACAAGCCCCTCTGGTCTAATAGTTGGTGTAATTACTGTTATTTTCATTTTAAATTTAATTTATCCATCCACTTTGAAATAAATATTTCCTTGTTCCTCTGCATCATCTTCTCTTTGTCTTCCTTAAATACAGTGTTATAGGTAAGGGTTTCTAAATGAGTTAGTTTTATTTGGCTATCAACAATACCAACACCTTTATCTAAACAACTATAAAAATAGTCATCATCGTCAAAGCCATATCCCTCTGAATATGAGCTGTCCATTAGTCCTACTTTATTTAATACTTCTCTTGATATACCCCAACATGCAAAGTCTGGTCTATATAACCCAGTTAAGTAGAAAGGAATAGTCCGCCAACCACATATTGAGTTATCTTTTGTTAGTTTTTCTAACCATTTAGAGTCTTCTAGGAATACATCATTTGCAACTTGTACAATGTATTCACCCTTTGCTCTACTTAAACCCTCATTTACTGCATTTACATACCCTTTAACATTCTTAACATGTATCAATTCAAAGTCGTATTCTTTTGAATTATCAATAACAGACTGCAAACTTTTTATCGTAGTCTCTCTATTTACCCCATTCGGGTCGTATTCTAAAAACAAAATACTATATCTCATAGGTTTTCTATTACTTTTAAAATAGCGTCTGCATAGTGCTTACTTGTCCATTTTGATAATACATAGTCTCTTCCTCTTGTTCCCCAGTCGGTACTCATTGCAATCGTTACGGAGTGTTTAATCTTTGATGGTTCTGGTTCAGTAACCAATCCACAACCGCTTTCTTCTACAAACTCACGATTCTTAGGGCTATCTGACATACAGACAACTGGAATATTACAAGCCATAGCTTCCAATGTTGCTCGCTGTCCCCCACCCATTGCCGCTGATGTCTGAACACACACATAAGATTGATTAACTAATTTGCATAGTTCTTCGGGAGTCTGTTCTGGTAGAACCGTAGAACCTAATTCACGGCACTTATCGAATCCAAATGTATCAATCCTATTTTCTTGTTCTCTGCCTACTACGATCCCATCTTTACCCAAAGCCTCCCCAATAAATCCTTGTCGTTTCCACGATGCACAAGTTCCAGCATGAATACCCCACCACTTCTTTTCTAGGTTCATTGGCTTGAATATCTCCTCGTTAATTCCAAATGCTGTAGAATGGCTAATATTAAGGTCTTTTAACTCGTCTGCGTTTATCTTACTTTCAATAAATACATGATCGAAACCTTCTAACCATTCTTTTTTAATTGGACCACCTGCAAATAACAGCGCTTTCTTATTAGGTAAGCCCTGCACCTTTAAGTAGTTATGTTTGTCTTTAGGACTAACAGCCGTGCATGGTGCTTCCCAATACAGAACAATTGAATCCTCTGGAATGTCATCAGTTGGTTCTAAATAAATAACGTCATGCTTATCTTCGATAAGTTTCATTGCCGACCACAATCCATCTTTCCATTGTGTCTTCCTATTTGATATTCCTTGCCAAATAAAACTAATCTTTTTTCTCATCTTTTGATTCCTCTGGTTTTACAGATGCTTGTCTTTGTAACTCATTAATAAGTTCAAATACTTCTTGATAAGGTTTTGTCGCTAAATAATTTGCTATCGCCTGCACTAATTGTAATGTTATTTGCATTTTTATATTCCTAATATGTTTGATAATAAAACGACAAGTGGTCTTCTAATAAAGTAATAAGTACTTCCATAGCTTTTACAGAAAAGAACAAGTCTAGGTCTTATATACCTTCCTAATTTATTTGCTTTAGTTGTTAACCAGTACATTGTCTATTTTTTATTAATCCAATAAAACTGATAAATCCAATTCTTTTTGTCGTAATATCCTATTTTTATCCACCATCTATAGTTTCTCCACCAATATGGGTAGGATATAGACTTCTCAATAAAGTCTGCCAATCTAATAAGAGGTTTAATAAACCAATACTTTTTGTAGTAGTTAACACCTTCACTAAAACCAGCCTTGCGTGCATCAATTATTTCACGCAGCAAGCGGTGTCTTTCCTCCTTTGTTAGAAGTTCTTTTTCCATTGTTCTGCAATTAGTGGCCATGCAAACTTCTTAGTCCATGACTTCATTTTCTTTTCCTCTTTCATAGGAGTTTTAAGTTCCTTGACTACAGCTTCAACCCATTCATCTTGAGCCTTAGGATCATCAAGACCGAATGAGAACTGATAGGGCTTTGACCAGTTTTCAGTATTTTTATTTGAGTGAACCTTTACACCGTACTGCACTGATTCATCAAAGGCGGCAAAGTCCGTAGTAATTGGTTTACAACCGCAAGCCTGTGCCTTTTTAACCGAGATACAGTCAATCTCGTAGAACTCTGATGGATAAGCTAAGATTCTTCCCTCTAAATACAACTTGGCACATTCTGCCTGTGATAGTCTTCCCATGTTCTCAATTCCAACCTCTTCCATTTCCTTTAGACATTTATCTTTCCATTCCATCATTGTCTTGTTCTCTTTGTGGGCGTTGTCAAAGATATCGAAACCATAGGCCCATTTAAGTCGCGCTTCTGGTACTTGCTCCTTTACTCTTTTAAAGAGCTTAGGCAATACGTCCATTGATCGCTCTGGTGAAGAAGTATTTACAAGAAGATACGGGTCTTTCTTAACTTTCTGACTGAACAAATCAAAGTCCTGTCCATTAGGGATAATGGCAAACTTCTCATCTGGGATATTTGGGAACAATACTCTGTGAGCTTTTGTCTTAACGAATATCTTTTTGATTTTCTTTAGGCGCTTCTCAGTAAACTCACCCTCTGGAATAACATCGTGGAGATCAACATAAATATTATCCGTATTCATATCTACGTCTGCGTATCTAGGAGTTCTCCAAAAGATAATATGGTCGAACTTATCCTTTGCGTTAAAGTGCCAAAACGGCTTATATTCAACCCCATCACAAGTCATCGGAACTGGACCGCAAGTGTTATATACGGTTACGTTATAGCCCATATCCTTCCATTGCTTAGCAAGGTTAATCACAGCCTCTTCAGAACCTCCAATACCTTTTGTTTTTGCCATCTCTGGATTCCACTCGTGAGATGTTTGACCACAATAATATGCGATGTCCTTACCAGAGCTTTCTTCTTTGATGACGAATAGATTTTTAATCTTACAAATCATAGGGTGAGACTGTAAGTCATGGTCGAGTTTATTTATCTCAAACAAAACCTTTTCCTTATCATCACCATATCCTTTAATCCTTTCGCAAGCTTCAAGTACCTTTTCAAGTCTCTTTACCTCTTCTGCCATTCCACTAGCTAGGGCTTTTAAGTCTTCTCTATTGGGATAGAGCTTTATGCAACCTTTAAGCATTACTAATGCTAAGTCTGGCCTACTCTTATTCAAGTACACCTTTGCCAAGGCGTGCATTGGCTTATAGTCGTAGTCTCTAGGGTTATATACGATCATCTTGTCCATCTGAGGCTTCATCACAAGACCCCTAAGGAGCATTTCTTCCGCCTCATCTAACAAGTTGTAATCGAGGTATCTAATACCAAGTTCAATGTAAGCCTCTGGATAGCCCGGGAATAAACCAATAGCCATTTGTAGGTATTCAATGGTCTTACTTCTGTTTCCTAAACAGAATTCTGCAGACGAAAGTCGCTGGTATACGATGTACTTCTCGTCCTTTGATTCAGAGGTTTCCAGGAATTTAAGATATTCGTCCCGTGCCTCTTTATAGTTTCCTACCTGAAAGTTTGAGTTAGCGAGGTTGAAGTGTGATGTTGGATCATTACCTCTATCAATTACATCAAGCTTTGAAATTTCAAGGTTTCTTATAGCACTTTCTGCATTGTGCTTCTCGTCGGCTGTGTGGATTCGTTCTATTGAATCAATAAACTTAACACTTACGGCACGATTCTCCTTTAAGTCTTCATGAATTCTATTGACCCATGTCATGCAACCATCGTTCTTAATTACCTGAGTTTTCTTATGGACTACAACAGGATTCATTTCATCATCAAAAGCATAGAGATAGTTAAAACCAAATGCGTCAACAGTAGGATTTGCTTCGATAATAGGTTTCAAATCTTCAAGTCCTCTGAAAATGTCGTCAGCATCACACCAAAGAATATAGTCGTAGTCTTTAGGAACTTGTGAGAAGTTAAAGTTTCTAGCTTTAGAAAAGTCATTTACCCATTTGAAACCACTAATAAATGCTCCATATTTATTAATGGCAATATTAGCTACTTTTTGGTTTATATGTCTATCTGATTCATTGCTTGTCACTGTTACGTATATAGCATCAACATAAGGCCTCACACTTTCTAAGCATTGGTCAAGTAAAACAGCTTCTTCGTCAGTCCCTTTCACAATTAACGCTAATGCGATTTTTGTATTTTTTTTGTTCATATTCTTTAAACTGCCTTGCTGAGACGAAACTGCGGGAATTCATCTGCAAACCATCGAGCATTTTCCTGTTCCTTAAAGGCTGTTCGTTCCTCCATTGATAATTTAAGTGCGATCATCGCAGATAGTTTTTCAGATACAGTAAATAGTCCTCGCTTTACAGCGTGATTGGTTTTAATGTCGGCCATTTCGTTGTCTAACTTCTGCCTCTGGTCTTCAATGACAATCATCAAGTCTTTATATTCCTCTGGGTACATTTCTTGATAGTCTTTGACTGCCATTCGTACCTTCATCTTAGTCTTGGGGTTCACGTGGTTTTTCTTTTTTAAAGGCAATAGCGACCTCTGTTGTTAATACCGTTCCAGCAATTGAGCAGGCTGTTTTAAGAGAACTGATGGCTGTTTCAAGTGGATCAATTACACTTTCTCCAACTTTGAGTATTCCCCCAGCATTCTCCTTAAGTTGCTTGTACGGGGCTTGTATGGCCTGTGAGAGTACGTTCTGAGGCAACTTCTCTGAGATTTCTTTGAGTGTCATTCCTCCACCTTTAACAACTCCATCTCGCATTGCGTTCTGAGCGGCGTTAACGGCATTTTCCATTTTTAATTTAAAGTAAGACCGTTCAAATTCTGACTCTGCACCTACGGTAATGACAGCAGAACCACCTGAGAGTGACGCGATTCTCTTTTCCAATGCGTCCTTGTCATAGATAGATTGTGAGGCCTTGTATTGCTTCTTTAAGTCTGCCACTCGTTTCTTAGTGTCTCCCTTTCCACCAATGAGCATTGTCTTAGAAGGACCGATTACAGCTCGTTCAATTCGTGCCATGTTCTTGAAACCTACTTCTCCAATGAATGAATCAACATTAGTGAGAACATTCTTATCAATGAACTTTGCCTTAGTGAATATTGCAATGTCCAGGAAGTGATCGTCCTTCCCAAGATATGGAAGTTTAAGTGCAACGATAGGGAACTTCGTATCAAGCATTGTCTTTGCGAGGCGAGCCAATAGATCACGCGAGAAGTCAGGTGCGACAAGGATAATGCCTGTTAAGTTTTTCTTAACTTCTTCGTCCTTCATACCTTCAATGATGTTTGCAACTGTATTAATCTCCAATAGATTGTTTGTCACCAATACATATGGGTTTTCAATAACACATTCGTCATTGTCGTTATTGATGTAGTAGTCAGAGTGAAACCCTGCTTTAAGTTCAAGACCAGTAGAAACCTTATAAGAAGTTTCCTTACCTTCTTGGATATCAACGTAGCCGTCCTTACCAATGTTTTCATAAACATCAGCCACGATCTTAGCGATCCAAGAATATTCACCTGCGCCAAGTGCTACGTTATAGATTTCATTACTCTTAATAGGTCTGGCTCTCTTCTGCAATTCTTTGACGATAAGGTCACATGCTTCATCAACTGCCCGTTTCAACTGGATTACATTAGGCTTTTTAGAAACCAACGAACCGTCATCTTTGATTTGCTCGAAAAGGTCATTTACTATCGCTTGGAGAAGTACTGTTGTTGTAGTAGTACCGTCTCCTGCTTTCTTTGAGGCTAGTGATGCGGCTTCCTTAACCATCATCACTCCCAACTGTTCAATCTCATCTTCTGATTCAACATTCAATGCTATCGAAACACCGTCATTCGTCACTGTAGGGGGGATATCAAGCTTTCCAAGTACTGCATTTCTTCCTGCTGGACCAAGTGTCACTTTCACACAATCCGCTACAAGGTCAATTCCTTTCTTGATTCCGTCCCGAGCTTCCTGACCAAGTTTTATTATCTTCATTTAGTTCCTCAATTGGCTGATGCATCTCTTTGAGGAGCGACCATCAGCCAACCAAATGTTAATTTGTAATTACGCTACCAACTGGTAACCAGATGCATAGAAACATGAATCCTGGTTTCGGAATTCTGTTGTAAGAGAACCGTAAACCGCCTTCTTGTTGTAAGCACCGTTTTCCGCCAAATCCTTGATGAAAGGCATATCGAGATATGCAACTTTGATCTTTTCTGGTCGGATACCGAGAACCTTACCCTGCAAGTTGTTATCTGCTGTAGCAGATGTCTGAACGTATCGATGCTTGTGGATAGTAACTGTACCCATAGAAGTTTCGAAAGTTGTAACTGTTCGAACGATTGTAGAAATACCAGGGGCATTTACTACTACGTTTGACTTCTGGACAAAGTTATCTACTACTCGCTTCATGATACCTCCAACGTAAATGTCAGTTGTGACATCGCCGTTTGAGTTGTTCCAAACGTTATACATGTGAGCATCAAGAATTGTTGCTGAGAAGATTGTTCCTGATGTCTGCGCTGTATAGTTTGTAGACTTAGAGATACCGTTCAAGATACCGTTCATAGATGCGACTGTTCCTGAGATACCTGAGGCGAGAGTTGCTCGTACGAGGTCGAATTCGAGAGCATTACCCCAATCCTTAAGTGCCTTAGTGATCTGTCGATCGAGTTCGTTCACACCTGAGTATGACTGAACTACTTCTTCTGGTCGTGTGACCAAGAACGCCTTAGCAATTTCCTCAACGATGTTTGTGAGTCGTGTTGGAGTTGTAAGTGTTGAGAGTGAGAAGTCTGCACCCTGTTCTGTTGCCAATGAACCTGCTGTCAAAAGGGTATCTACAAGGTAGCTGTGCACCATGTTGATAGCCTTAGTTTTGCCGAGAGCCGTCTGGATAGTGTTTTCTGTTGCTGTAAGGATTTCGATTGAGTTCAATACTACGTCCTCTCGCTTAGAAGAATCTCCATAGGTCTGCAAAGCACCTGCTATTGCCATACTGTTAACGATCGCCGTTATCCAGGGTTACATTCCGTAGGCGTCCTTGATAGCTGAAACGACATTTTGTTCTACCGCTTCTTTGCTACCACCTGACTGAGAAAGTTCTCGTGCCTTTGAAAGTGCGTCCCTGCTTGCGACGACTCGTGGATTACTTTCAAGCACAGTCTTCAATTTCTGCGTTTCATCGTATCCTGAGACCTTTTCGAATATCTTTTTGAAGGCTTCTGATTCAACGACTTCTTGAGGCTTTTTGCCTGTAGATTCGATGAAGCTTCTTACTTCTGGAGAAGCAAACTGAGGGTTCTTATCATAGAATCTCTCCTTTCGCATTTCTTCAAGTTCTTGTGCGAGTGCATTTGTACGGTCAGTTTCCTGAACTCGTGACAAGACTCTCTTCTCAATATCTTCGGTTTTCATACCGACATATGAGTTTGTATCTTTCCAACTCTTTAGGGCTGCGTCCTTCGAGGTGAAGTTCTTGCCGAGAGCTGCATTGATTTCTGCGAGGGTCATTGCATCGCTGGGTACGCTTCCAACAGTCCCTTCCGCGACTGGTGCATTCAATTGAGATGCATCAGTTTGTGCGTCAGAGATAATGTTATCGTCTTGCATTTATATAAACGTGCTAACTAATAAAGGGCATTTCGATTAAATGCCCACTTAAAGCCTGTGGGCACTAAATCCCCTAATCTAGTCGCACGATGTGTGTATCTTTTGTATTAAAATTATCGTTCACCACTTCAGTCGACCCCTCAATTTGTTTGAGAAAATCGTAAAGCAATGTTGTGGCGATCTTTCGAGCCTTTACATCTATTAAGAACTTCTGCGCATCTGAATCATCAAGATTAAATGCGTTCTGTAAGTCCAGTATGCTTTCAATGAACCTCTCTCTAACCAATTTCCAACCCTGATGGTTAATTATCTCTGAAATTAGCTTCTCGTTACTTATTATTTCTTTAGTTTCTGTATCCATTATATCACAAATTAAGCATTATTCATAGTGGACTGAGGTACACCTTGAGCCATTCCAGGCATCTGCTGAGGTTGTTGTGGCTGACTAGCCTGTGCAATTGGATTAGACGGCATAGAAAGACCCATCAAGTCGTAAATCATAGGCTTAATCTCTGGTGCGTCCTCTGGTGAAATCTTGAGCATGGCCATAAGGTTCTCGATTGTCTTCTGAGTATCGAGGTCTTCGTTAGTAATCTGAACCTTAGACTCAACCTGTGAAGCGATAATCTCCTGTACAGCATTAACAAAGAGCTGAGGCTGTGACAAAAGCTTCTTATGAATCTTAACAAGCTCTCTAAGAAGTTCTTCTCGTGAAGGAATCACTGTAGAGTTCTCTAATTCCTGTGCAACGATGTTGAGCGCTACATTTTCTGCAATCTGGTCGAATCGTGAATCTTCCTTTGTGATTCGTAGAATGTCACCAGCCTTTAGAGTCTTAGCAATAATAGGTAGCGCCCCTCTATCAAGCCAACGTTCTAGGAATGAGCCAGTTCCCTCAATGAACATTGAATAAGAACTCTTTGCGCTATTTGAGGCAATAGAGTTTGCTGTCGCTGTTGCTGAGGCTGGCATAATATCGCCATTACTAATTGGAAACGCTGATGAGATGTTCTGTGCCCAATATTTAATAACGTCTTCGTCCTTGTAAGAAGAACCGTCATCTGGAGACATTTCCATTGGCTGAAGGTCTTCCATGTCAGTAAGCTGAATACCACCGTTTGCTGACAATCTTCCAAGCATTGCTGAGGTAATTCCCTTTCCTTTCTTTATCTTAAAGAGTCCAAGCTGTGAGATGTAATGCTTGTTGATACGAATATTCACAATCGTATTCAAATATTCCTGTAGAGCTAATATACGCTCTAATGGACCCATTCCATACCATCGTCCTGAAATCTTAGCCGCTCTCCATTCTTCGTAAGGCTTGATGATGTTTCCGAATGAATCTTTGTTAGTGTTGTATTCAACAAGATGAAGAGTTGGTTCTGGTGCTTCCAAACCTGAAACTACAATATGACCGTCAACTTCATCATCTGCGTCTTTCGCATTGAAGTCACCTGTAATGAGTTTCTTAGGAATCTTACCCCATGTCTCCCATACGTCTCGATAGTCTGCTGTTGATCGAGTACCAAAGTTAGACCGTCTTGAACCGTCAACACGGTTAAGAACCTGCGAGCCTGGTAGGTCATCAGTGTTAATCCAACCACTCATTGCTGCAATCTGTGAAGGCAAGAAGATACCTCGCTCAGTGAATCTGTATGCTGACTGAATATTCTCTTCTGTAGGGTCAATATAGACGTTTAGAAGGTCCACTGTTCGTCGCTTGAGAACAGGCTTACCGCTTGATTTATCTTCCCAAGTCTTCCAAACAACCGTTCCGTCAATGAGTACCTGCCTCTCGTCTGCATCAAGAGTTTCTCCAAAGTACATCTTATCCAAATACTGCTTAACGTAGATTCGTGTAAGGTCAGTAATAGCGTCTCCCTCTGGTGATCGAGCTACGAAACTAATGTCTTTCTGGTCAATATCAATGTTCTTAGTCCATGTTTCTACCGTTGCCATTGCAAGGTTAATCCAAATCTTTTCTCGTGAGGTGTTCTTGTCGTAAGGGTGATCAAACACTCCCCAAAAGTTCTTACGCAAAATACGAATGAGCTCTCTCATTCTGAATGCTACTTTTGGAGTTACGAAAGTTACCGCCTCTTCCCAGTTAGTACGCTCTCGATCAACGATAGCGATACACTGCTTCTCTATCTCTAGTTGTATTTTAGACTTTTTTGGCTTAGCCATTCTCTTCAATAAAAATTGAAGGTAAGGACTATGCCGCCTTTTGTACTACTATATCACAAAATTAACTTTAAGAAAAGTTTTGGACGTACAATTCAAATTCTTCCGCTGGTTTATAATCGTACTTTTCTTTTATACCCCAAACAGCTAATGCAAGTGACATAACTCTATCGTCTGTTGTGCCTGTGAGAATCTTTAATTTACCCTTTTCGCTCGTTTCCATTCGTACTTGTTCAAGCTCTGATAGAAGTCCCTCATCGTTTGGTAATTTAATCTTGTCCTGTTCAAGCTGGATAGCAAGATTATTAAGCAAGTTAGTTCTAGATTGTTCTGTGAACTTAAATGAGGATTCATCATCAAAGTTAAGACCTTTAGATCGCAGGTCCTCAACCACTGGATCGCCTATACCTGTTGAGTCAATTCGAATAAGAGCGTTGTTATATCTCCTAGCAGAGGCCTCAATACGTGCTTTCTGTAGTTGCCAATCAATTTGGTTGAATCTGTCCTGTGGGTAAACGTAGAAAGTATTTAAGTTAAAAGGAGTTATAACGGTCCAGTCGTTATATTTAGCTAAGTCTACTCCTAATTGGAATTGAGCATCATCGTTTAATTCTGTTTCTTTATAAACATTATCCCGTATTCTTCTAAAGAACTGACCTGCACCATCTATGAATGAACAAAGGTACTCTTGGTTAAACAAAGCCTCTGGTGTTTCCTTTCTTGCTTGCTCGATCTCTTCTGCTGAAAGTCCATTGGTGTCATAAACAGTCTTTACGTCCCAATACCAGTATTCTGGATTTTGTTTTGCGTATTCTAAAAGTCTATAAGAATGATTCTTTCCCTTAGGAGTGAATACAAACGTAGCAGTCCCACCATTCTCTCTTAAAATTGGTTGAATGATAGCGGTCCAAATAGCCTCGTCCATTTCAGAATATTCATCGAACACTACGTCAATTGGTGAAATACCTCGGTGTTTATCAATATCTTCACAACCTACGAATCTTTGAATAGAACCGTTCTTATAGTAAATGGCTAATTCACTTTCATTCTTCTTCTCTACAACTTCTAATGGCAAATGCTCACTAATGAGGCTATCCCATATAACTTGCTTAGCCTGTCTATAGGTTGGGAGTATGTAGTAATAAATACCTTTCTTAGCTACAGCTTTTCTGATCTGATCGTTTAGAGCAGTTTTAGACTTTCCACCTCGTCTGTGAATTACCAATATCCTAAATCTCTTATCAGACTTTAAGAAGTTAAGCTGGTAGTCCCTCGGTTGGTAGTTGTGGGGAATTGTTACTGTCTTTGTAGTTGATGACATTTACATTTAAAGTTTCTCCTTCCTTGCCTGTTAATTCGCTTCTCTGTGCAAACTCATTCTTAGCTTTTCTTTCTAAGTACCATTGAGAAAGTTGTTTATCTCCCTCTCTAATTGCCTTATCAATGTTCATTCTGGCTGTAATCTTTGGCATATCTCTTAAAGCGTCTATTCTTTCGGTAAATTCTGGGTGTAATTTACAGTAGTCATAGAAAGCATCTTTAGAAATATTGGCTAAAAATATAGCTTCTTTGTCAGTTGCACCAAATAGAAAAGACTCTTCTAATTTAGCGATTACCTCTGGTGTCATTACTGTTGGTCTTCCTACGTCTGCCATGTTCTATTTCTTATTAAGTTCTATATAAAGCTTTGCTACAGCTTCTTCTAGGGTTGAGCCGTCAGCAGTTCTTTCATAAGTAAATGCCCTCCAGTGAGGAGCTTCCACGCCTAGAATCCTTTTGGTTAATTCTTTCTCTTCTTCTGTCGGGGCTGTGAACCTAATCAATTTCTCAAACTTATCCCCACAAGCCTCTATGAGTTCTGAAAGAGAGGGTACTAATAATCCATCATCTCCAACATCACCCTTTATCTCATACTGTATGTATTCTCCGTCTTTAAAGTAACTGAATCCTATCCATTTTGTTTTAAACGGATATCCAGCTTCCTTTAATTCAATTAATAATTCTTTGGAGATCATAATTTATTTAGACTAACCTTTCCCTAAATATACCATATTTTAAGCCTTTATACAACTTTTGCATTAGTACAGGGTAGACACATTTTCTGATTTTCCCGTGTCTTTATGTACCCCTTACCACAATCTCCACAAATAAGTATAGGCTTCTTCCTTTTATAGTTTCCTTTAAACATTCTTAGACTTCTAACGATGTCAGTTAGTCCCTCGTCTTTCATATTTTATTGTTAAAGAACTTAATAATTTAATTCACCGAAACAGAACCTTCTATTTCTTCAGTATCCTTATCATTTCCTGTAACAAGTGATTTTGGTATTTTCCCTTGATATGTAATTGGTAAGTCCTGTATAGGGCGTTTGAAGATAAAACAGTTGCAGTCTGTATCTAATAATACGGTTACCAAATCCCAACCTTTTAAACCTAATTCGTTAGCCCCTGCAGTTGAACAGTTCTTTATTTGCTTATATTCCCATCTTTACAGATGCGTTTTCAGAACAGAATCGGCATTCATTGTTATGTTGTTCCCATTCTGGGATTTTTTCGTCATACCATTTCATAGTGTTTTAGTTAGTCTTTAATTTCTTTAATAATCATTTGAGGAGAAGGAAAATCGTCCCAAATATAGTAAGTCAGTTTATCTTCAAATATCACGTGACCACCAATCGGCACTTTAAACGACTCTCCCTCAAAATCAAAACTTATTGACCAGTGCCCTCCATCAAAAGACATTCCTGTTATTTTTAAATCTTTCTTCATATTCTATTCTTTAATTAGGTCTGATAAAGTTACTAATCTGATTTAGCGCACAATTGTGACCTTCCTTCCAAACATAAGCAACTTCTTTTGGATTATCAGCTAAGGTCAATTCTCTAAGTTCCTCTATCTTCTCAATCAATTCCTTATTCCTAGATTGTAGGGCGAGGTTGAGCTGTTTAATCCAAAAGTTAAAGATGTTCTTAAACTCTTCTTCTGGGTATTTATAAGGTGATTCGTATCCTTCTGAATTAGCATATTCCATCAAAGCACGGTCAATATGTGGGGAAAATACTTGTTCATAGAACTGAATCTTTAAATCTTTATACTTTCCTTCAAACACTGGTTCTCTTTCTTCTTTATCTTTCATAGTTTTTTAAATTATCAAGTTGTGTTGCCAAATCTCTTAACGCTGAAGCTAAATACTCGGGGTCATTAAAGTAATCTCCATTGGCAAATCTCTGTAACTCTTCTAATATCTTTTCGTAGTCTTCTTTATCTTTTGTCATGTTAGTTAATCCCATTTAGTTCTGAACTGCTCTGTTAATCCACACCTTTTACAATCGTGTTCACACTTCACCGAAAGGCCAAATCCACCGTTACTGCTCGGCATAGGTTCACACCTAGCGTCAATTAAGTTCTTTGGAAAGTCATGACCTAGCCACCGACATAGGATTTCGTTTAGTTTCTTCTTCATGGTTAGTTCTTAGTTCCTTGTGGCTCTGATAATTCAAACCTAGCTTCAACCTCTCGAATGGCTGAAAGGAATCCCTTACCAAAGTCATTAGTAAATACTCCTTTTCGTGTATCTAGGAACGCTTTTAAATCAACTTTAAATTCTTCCCTCTCCTTATCTAGTAGAGACTTTACCAATTCAATCAATACCATATGGGTCATTCGATTTGCATTAGGAGCGTCAGATGACTGAACACCATTTAGATTGTTCATCATAATTTCTCGAACCTTACTCTCCCAATCTTCTGATACGTCCTTATGGCAAGTACAAGGACAATCTACAACAGGAATTGTGTAATATTGACTAGGTTTACAGTGACCACACTCAAACTGTCTACCAGCACTGCAATAATACGCAAATTCCTTCCCTTCCTTAGACTGCTCCTTGAGGAGGGAGGATTTAACAATGCGGCCGTCTTGATGCTTATGAGGCATTGTTACATCGTTACATATACATAGCTCCTCCGTATCTTTTATGTTAGGCATGACAGTTAGAAATTAGGGCTATGAAAATTAACATAAATATCGCTCCTGCAATAAAACTGAAAATTATTTTTTCTTCTCTCATACTTATTTAGGGGTTAATGATTTGTATTGCTTCTTCGAGTTCGATAAGTGCCTTTCCATCTCGGTATTCAATGTCGTATAGGGGTTTTAATTGCATCATCTTCTCCACTAGTTCTTTCTTTTGTAGGTCTAGCTCTGATTTTA